CTGTAAACTCTTCAATACCCTCAGTTTCCCAAGCAAGATCAATCGTAGAAACTTCTGATGGGAACATACCAACAAACTTGTATGACTTCAGAACGTTTCCTGTCTGACCAAATTGAGTTACGATTGCATCTGCTTTGTAGTCAGTTTGAGTTGTACCCAATGTATTGGTATTGCCAGTGTGCCCATTCACTCGAGCAGACCAGTTTTCCATCATATCTCTGATAGTGAAGTTCTCATCATTGATAATGGTTGGTGTCCACTCAGCAAAAGTTCTGTTTCCAGGAATCTTAATTTGGCGACCGAAGTACGGGACTTCGATCGTGCCAAGTGTTGATGCTGGAATCTGAGCAGCCTTAACCAAGAACATTGACTCTGGTACTGCTCCACCGATTTGAGATGGTACGTTCAACTGAACAGTAAATAAGGAATTGCGTGCGCCACCAAATTTCAGCGCACCCTTAAAACCTTCTATGTTAAATGCCATTTGCGTTCTCCTTTTTTATCTATTTATTAGCCGAATTGACCAACTACTTCAGAGAACTCAACGCCAGAGCGAACAGCAACGAAATTCAACTGGATAAAGTTGATAGAACGGTTTGGTTTAACATAAATGTCACCAACAAACTCGTTACGATCAATTACTTCACCAGTGTTATTTGTGCTATCACAAACTACTCGGTAGTCTGTAATTCCTCGGCGACCCTGTACATCTCTCAAGAACGGCTCAACCAGATTACGGAATTGTGCTCTAGTAAAGTCATCGTTGAACTCAAACAGAGTAAACTTAGCAGCAGTGCTAATTGCTTTCTCAAGAACGATAAACAATCTTCGAACATTGATGCGATCAAACGCTGATGGTTTAGCAAGAAGAGTCTTGTCTCCGAACAGTACTGTACCCTGTCCAGGGAATGTTACAACTGGGTTGATTCCCTTCTTGTAAAGTTCATCACGATCCGTTTTCGTTGGATTGTATGCAAGTCTGATAGAGTTTCTAATGCTACCACGATTAAATCCAGCAGGTGAATACCATGGATCACGTGTTAGATCAGTTTGAACCATCAAACCAGCAGTATCACCATTCAATGGAACATATCGGTAAACATCATTGTACTTGTCGTACTGATATTTCCAACCTGAATCCATAACTGCATATGAAGAACTTGGTAGAGTGTCACGATAAGCGATAACATCATCACGCTCTTTTCCAACGTAACTGTTATTGTTAACAACGTCTGCACGCTCAGGTGAAAGAACTGCTACACAGTCTTTACGATTCTCAGCAATGTTGTTAATTAGATGCGTTGCTAGTGTTGCATCAGCAGCACCACCTAAACAGAAAGAAATATCTACTGTGTCAGCGTCTGCAAATACAGTCCAACCAGTAATTTTGTTAGCAGCAGAAGGTGTAGCACCGTCTTTACCCTTAACAAAACTGTTGGTAACAGGTAGGTCATTTCCAGGATAGTTAGTTCCTAGTTCAGCACGAACACCTGCGTTGCTCATGTTAGAGTTATGACCACGCCACCAAACATACTGTGATGAGTTGTTAATAAGTTCTTTATAGTAGTTTCCGCCACCTTGATCTGTCTTAGCATCAACTGCTTGAGATACGTTTTCGTATGCCTCAAGAACTGCACCCTGTGTACCAGTAAACAAACCGTCTTCATCAGCAACAGCAATATGAAGTGCGTCACCCTGTGAGTTTACAGTGTTAGCATAAGTGGTTGTTGTTGGCGCACCATCAAAGGTGTTAAAGAACTCCCAACGACGAGTAATATCAGTCGTGTAGTTAGAAAGCGTATTGCCTGTGTAGTTAGAAGTCAAAGTAATTGTGTTACCTGACAATGTTTTAATCTTACGTTGCTCCTTATCTGGACCAAGAAGAAGAATGTCACCAACTACAAATTGAGATTCTGTGTTAGAGTTACCAGTTCCGTCACCAGCAAGAGTAACAGTTGCGCTGTTACGTGTTGCGTAGTATGACGTTGAAACTGTTGACTGCCAAGCATTTGCGTTTTGGCAAACAGAAATTTTTAAAGAATTTCCTAATTCACCAGGATACTTAGCAACCCAATCACCATGAGTAGTAACACCAGAACCGTATGTTTCTGTATAGTGATCTTCGTTTTTAACGAATGCACCTACTGAACCAGTAGTTGCGTTGTTTGCTCCACTTACAACACGGTTAACATATAATGCGTTACCGTATGATAGGAAGTTTGCAGCGGTAAAGAAATCCGATGCAGTGTTAGAATTTGGCTTATTAAATATATTTACAAGAGTATCTTCAGAATTGACCAACATTCTTTGGTCAATTGGTCCCCAACGGAAATGACCAGCAATAGCACCTTCTGTGGTACTAACTGCAGGCACAACCGTAGTAAGATCAATCTCGCTTACATTAACGCCTGGACTGACTTGGAAAGGCATGGTTTATCTCCTTCGATGTAAAGAGTCAAATGTTCAATTTACAGGAATATTTATAAATTTCTGATCTTGAGAACACCGACATTTCTTATAGTTTAGTATTTATAATATTTCAAAACCAAGACTTTTCGTTTGTTTCTATCAGTTCTCCGTTGCTAAACTCTGGATCATCA